TGACTATCATGATCGTTCGAAAACTGTATGTTGGTAATCTCGCCTCGGCTACAACAGCCGCAGGCTTGAAAAAGGCATTTGAGCAAGTCGGTCAGGTGAAACGGGCTACCATAGTAATGGACAGCGTTACCGGGGAATCCCGTGGCTTCGGCTTTGTCGAGATGGAAGACCGCAACGACGTGGATAGCGCCATAGCCGTGCTCAATGGCAAAGACCTCGATGGTCATGCGATGAGGGTTGCGCTCTCGGATAACTCGATTCGAACACTACCTCGCGCGAACTTCGGCTTCTAAGTCGTCGAGCGTTGGCGCATTGTCGCCCTCGATTAACCCTTCGATCGTCTGCGCATTCGCGTAACACCTTTCAGTTCGTTCTCACGGTCCGGCCTAGTCTTATCTCCAATGATTCACAATTCACAGCGGACAGAAGTTTCACTCTTTCGCAACACGGTCGCGGCAGCCTCCGGAGCTATCCGCAGAATCAAATCGGCCACTCTCGGGGCTGGCCGGTTTGGCGTCTCTTCCGAGAAGCCGTCTCTGGCTGCGCGAATTCATAAGGCCAGGGGGCTTGAAGGTGGTCAACTTAATAACGCCGGCGTCGTTAGGTCGAGGCCGGCGGACATAGAAAAGGGAACGGCGATCTTTAGCAACGCATCGAAAGTTCTGCGCCTCATTGAACACCTGCATCGTACTTATCCGATTGGCCGCGAAGCGAAACGCCCGACCGATATGCGGTCGAAGGTAGAAAGCGGACGCCCCAGTAGCGCGAGCATCAGCGGTGGTGGTTCTGGCCCGCAAGCAGAGCAGTTGGTTAGAACGCTCACGGCGACCGCAGCTATGACATCTGGCCTAACCGGACGAACCGCGACAGGTGCCCCTCATATCACGAACCTCTTGATGACTCATATTGCCCCGGCGGTTAGCGTCGCAACCTCCACCAATGGTGCTCCTCGCGAACAGCGTCTCGATGCCAGTGCCCCTGAGGCTTTGAGAGCTCCCTCGTTGCGCGGCAGCATCGATAGCTTTCGAAAGTACCTAGCTGCCGCGGCCTCACAGAACTCAACCGCGAAACTCTTCGCCCCCGAATCATCGAGAACTTCGCGGATCGCCAAAGGACGAGCGAGCGGCTTTGCCGCTGGATGCTCTTCGACAGTAAAGCAGCTTCTCGCCTTTCGTCGCGGCGCGGCGATCGCGACGCTAGCAGCTCCACTCCTCACGGCTCCGGCCCTGACTGCCGTACCGATACGACAGCGAGGGGCAGAACCGGCAACCCAGTCCTCGATCACGATCAATTCGGCGCCCACCGTGGTGATCAATAACAACCAGGCCGGTGACCTCAAGGACCAGGTGCTAGCGGCGCTCAAACAGCATTCCGATACGCTCTACGAGCAATTGCATCGCGAGATGCGGCGACGTCAAAGGACTGAGTTCTAATGTTTGCAATACTGGGAGATATCCCATTCCAAATAGTTGGCTCGCCTGAGTCGCTTAGCGATTCCCGCGGGTACGACTACGCGGAGCATCGCGTGATCCAGAGCCGTCCGCGACTGCAGTGGTTAGCTGACGACCTCGAAACTATACAACTTGAAATGTTGCTGCATCGGTCGTTCACCGCGCCGGCGGCTAACCTGCTAGTCCTGCAACAAGCTGCGGAGACCCATGCGGCGTTACCCCTGGTCTTCGGCAATGGAGACTTTCGCGGCTATTTCGTCATCACCAGGATAGAGACGGTGTCCCGACAGATGAGCGGTTCCGGCGATCTATTCGCCATAACTGTACGCCTCGAGCTCTGCGAATCTCCTGTCCAGTTCGATCCCGTCGCACCTCCTATACCGTCATTTCTGCCCATCGCCATCGTCAGCGCCGGGTTGCCCAACCAATCGAGGGTCTTCAATGGTGTGGCCCTAGGGTTATCGGCGCTCAGCCGCCCGGCCCCGCCCAGCGGTCCTGCGGTCGCGAGCCTCACACCGGCTGATGTCCCACCTTCTTCCATTGTGAGAAGCGCATGATGGCTAGTCTTCCGCTCATCATTCACATCACCTCGGCAGGCGAACGATGGGACCTGCTCGCATGGAACTACTATGGGGATCCGGCGTTACTCAGTACCATCATTATCGCCAATCCGACCATACCTATCGAGCCCGTCTTCGAGGCGGGTCTGAGTGTTGTTATTCCGATTCTGCAAAAGACCAAGCTGGCGGGCGCCGACCTGCCGCCCTGGAAGCGGTCTTAGGTAGCTGCCAGTGGCTTCCGCGATATCCAGTCCGGTGCGTTCTCCTGAGTGGGTCCTCACTTATCGCGGGACCAACATAACCGCGGACGTCTCGAAGATGGTGCTCAGTGTGACTTACGTGGACTACTTATCCGGACTGTCGGGAGAGGTAGAGGTTGTAATCGAGGACCACGATCAGCGATGGCAAGGCGCGTGGTATCCGGCGCTAGGCGCTCAGCTCAATCTGGCGATCGGCTATCATGACGAGGGCTTATTGCCCTGCGGCGATTTCCAGGTCGATGAGCTGGAGCTCGCGGGACCGCCCGATAGGTTCACCATGCGATGCCTCGCGGCTTACATCACGCCCTCGATGCGAACGCCGAACAGCGCGGGCTACGAGAATCAGACACTGCTTTCGATCGCGCAGACCGTGGCGGAAAAGTATGGGATGTCGGTGGTTAGCGCGGCTGATTTTACCGATTTGAGCTTCGCGCGTGTCACGCAGAAACACGAAACCGATCTGGCTTTTCTGAAACGCCTCGCACTCGAGCACGGCTACGACTTCACGGTGCGCGGCAGTCTGCTGATCTTTTATGCGACCGCCGCCCTGGAAGCTATTCCTCCGGTTCAGAGTATTACCAGGTCGGATCTCGAAAGCTTCGAGTTTCGCAACCGGACTCATCGCATTTATCGCTCTGCCGATGTGACCTACCAGGATCCGACGACCAAGTCTTTGATAGCGCGGAACGCGACCGCAATGGAATCGATACCTACTGGCGACGCGCTGAAGCTGTCGCCGCGATGCGAGAATGGGCAGCAGGCGCTGCTGAAGGCGCACGCCGCACTCGACGCGCAGAACCGTTTCTTTACCGAGGGCGTCATGGTTATGCCTGGTTCGACCGCGATGGCCTCGGGGAATAACCTCGCCTTTTCCGGCTTCGGAGAGTTCGACGGGATTTACATGACCACCGCCGCGAAGCACAAGGTCAATCGTACCCATGGCTACACGACGCAACTGGAGGTGAGGCGTGTCTTCTAGCCTTGCACCCGAAACATTTTCAAAAACGCAGCATGATGTTCGCGGACGCGCGTTTCGAGTAGGTATCGTCCACGACCAGGATGCCTCTGGCGGGCGAGTGCGCGTAGTATTCGCCGAATTCGACCAGATGCTTAGTTACTGGCTTCCGGTAGTGGTGGCCAAGACTCAGGACGATAAGTCCTATTGGTTACCGGACGTCGGAGAGCAGGTCGTTTGCTTGATGGATGAGCGCGATGAGGCCGGCGTGGTGCTCGGTGCGATCTACTCGCAGGCGGATTCACCGCCGGTGAATAGCGCCGACAAATTCCACCTGGGTTTCAAAGACGCAACCACTATGGAATATGATCGCGCCTCGCACGTGCTGGCGATCGCTTTTCAGGACGGCGCCGCACTCAAGTATGACGCCGGTGCTCACGCTATGACGCTGAGCTTCGGCGACGCCACCGCAATCAAGTACGACGCCGCCATTCATACTCTCACGATTGTAGGTGGCCCGGGATCGTCGATTGCGGTGGTCGCACCGGTCGGGATCGTCCTGCAGTCGGGAGGTTCGCAAGTGAGTATTCTGCCCGATGGTGTATCTATAATCCCTCCTCTCCCACTCTCATCAACGGTGGCTAGATGAACGCGATTGATGCTGGCGCAACGACGCTTGCCGATATCACGTCATCTGACTGGTCGCTGAAAGTAGGCGCGCTGGGTGCCGTGGTGCAGGGACTCGCCGATGTCGATCAGTGTATCGCGATCATTCTTACAACACCTAAAGGCTCTGATCCGTTGAGACCTACCTTCGGCGCCGACTTGTGGCGCTACATCGACAACCCGATC